GAAGATAAAGAAGATGATATAGTAGATTATATAGATTGGAATTAGATTAGGAGGTATGAAGATATGTACAAACCATTACCAGACACGCTTAGTGTAGGAAGGTCAGAGATAGAAGGATTAGGATTATTTGTTGTAGAAGAAATTCCTGTTGGAACTACATTAGGTATAACTCATGTAGAGAATAAAGAATTTGAGAATGGTTGGATTAGAACCCCTCTTGGAGGATTCTATAACCATTCAGATACACCTAATTGTAAGTTAGAGACAAAATACTTAGAAACAGTAGAAGTAAAAGAATTATATACTTTAAAAGATTTAAAGTTAGGTGATGAGATAACTTGTGTATATACCATATGGGATATAGAAAAGGATTTAGCTGATGGATAAAGAAATTAGTGAATGGGTATCTGAATTCAATGAAGAGGCCTTGTTTGCAGATGGGTTTGAGGATGCTTTTGTAGGAGTAATAGAAAGATTTGGACAAGACCCTATTGCTGTATATGATAGAGAGAAATGTATAGCAATTCTTATGGAACAATTTGATGATGATAATGACGAAGAAAGAGATTTACATGGAGAAGCAGAAGATTATTTTGGTTATAATGTAATAGGAGCGTGGGTAGGAGAAGGTACTCCAGCATTTATTACTAGATATGAAAAAGAATAAGGAGGAAAGCATGAAAAAATGGTTAGCAATATTAGGAACAAGTACTGTGTCAGCTATGGCATTAGCTGCATGGTGGGCTAAGGTGAAAGGAAAACAAAAGGTCGAAAGTAAAGAAGAAGAAGAAAAAGAAGTAACCCAAGCAGACATTGGTTGGGGATAAGGAGGTAAATATGTCAAAAGTAAGTGTACATTTAGGTTTTACATTCAGAGTAGGGCCACTAGACCAGAATCAATACGGTAGAGTTGACTTAACCTATGACCAGATTGATACTGAACTACCACTTCAGCCTCAATTAGAGGCATCTGATGAAGTATCAAATGTGGTTTGGAAAACTATAAAAGGTAAAGTAGACTCTCAAATTGATGAGATGCTAAACGAAGGAGGATAATATGGGAGAAAGCCATCAAGCGACAGTTTTAGATGCTATATTATCTGAACGAGTTAGACAAGATGAAATATGGGGAGACCAATCGAAGCACAATGATTCAGAATGGAATGTTATAGCTACTCAACAACAAGGAGAAGTAGCTAAAACTATAAAAGAGAGTATGAATGCTAAGTTATTTATAGAGCTTATTCAGACTGGTGCTATATATTTTGCTTGGGCTGAGTCCCTTTTAAGGAGGATAGAGGAATGAAGAACTCTGCTGAAGAAGTCATACAAGACTTATTAAAAAGTACTAAACTTAATATACAAAGAGGGTCAGATGATGCGTTTATGTATAGTCGTATCCCTTTTGGAATACCAGCATTAGATGATTTAACTGGTGGAGGTATACCAAAGAAGCGAATGACTATTCTATATGGCCCTACTAACGTAGGTAAATCATATCTAGCTTCACAGATAGTAGTTAATACCCAAAAAGAAGGTGGTACTGCTGCTTGGATAGATACAGAACTATCATGGGATAGTGCATGGATGTCTAAATGTGGGGTGGATGTAGATAATACTTTAGTATCTCAACCTGTAAATGGGGAAGAAGCTATGGATATTATTAAAGAACTAATGCAAGTAGGCATAGATGTTATAGTATTAGACAGTATAGCAGGTTTAGTACCCACAGCAGTAGTACAAGAAGAGTTTTCTTATAATCCTATGGCATGGCAAGCTAGATTTGTAAATTCAGCTCTGCCTAAAATTCTACCCAATCTAAAAATGGGGTCAGCATTTGTAGCCATAAATCAAGTACGAAGTAGTATTGGGCCAGTAGCATTAGATAATATGCCCGGAGGATTAGCTCAAGCATTCTTTGCCCATTTCTTATTACAAGTACGAAGACAGGGCTGGTTAGAAGAGATGAGAGGTAAGACTAAAACTAAAGTAGGATTTGATATGGAGGTTAGAGTACGCAAAACCAAAGTTGGTGGAGAGAATTGGGATTCTGCCGTAGTACCATTCAGAGTAGAAGGAGGAATTGATATAGTAGAAAGTTTTATTAGAGAAGCTATAGAGAAGAAAGTGATTACTCAAGCTGGAGCATGGTATACTTATGAAGGAGAGAAGGTTATGGGATTGAATGGGATTAAGAGTTTGTTTATAGATAACCCTAATAAGTTTGAAGCTCTACAAAAAGCTGTAGTATGAACATAACACCCAAAGATTATACATCTCAAGAGAATATAATAGCTGAATGTTTATCTGAATTTGGTATGAGATATGCTCAACAGTATGAGATTTCCCCATATACAGTAGATTTTTATATTCCTGATATAGGAACTATAATAGAAGCTGATGGAAAATATGGACATCTACAGAAAAGAGACAGAAAAAGAGATTGTTATCTATCAAATCAAAAAGGGATAGAGTATATTCTACATATTAAAGAATATACAAAAGAAAAGATAAAGGAGCAAGTATGGCAGGAATTAAACAAATTAGCAGTATACCAACCAAACAACTAAACAAAAGTAAGAAACCAAGAAAGGCTAGAGTAAAAAATCAAGACCGAGCTCTTTTGACACATATAGAGGGAGTATTATGTTATAGTAAACCTTGGACTACTAGTGGAGTATTTTATCCATCAATGTTAGGTAATAAGTGTGATAGATATTTATATCTTGCATATCAAGGAAATTTGCCTACTCAAACTATTACAGCTAAAACAGCTCGTATTTTTGATAATGGAAGTCAGTTAGAGGTTAGAATGAAGAGATACTTTGAAAGAATGGGGATATTTATAGCTGCTGAACAATCGGTTAAATTAGCTAATCCTAATATTTCAGGTAGGTATGACTTTCTATTATCACATATAAAGCATGGTCGAATACTTCTAGAATTAAAATCTATTAATACCAAAGGGTTTGAGGCTTTAATAGAAGCTCCTAAACCAGAACATGCTATACAATTGCAGATATATCTTAATCTAGCAGGTATAGATAATGGAGTTGTACTATATGAGAATAAAAATGACCAAGAATTAAAGGCTTTTAAGGTAGACAAAGACACTAAAGTATGGGATAATATAATAGAAAGGTGTATTAAGATTCAAAACATGTTGCCTCTAGATGCACCTAATATTTGTACTGGAGATTATTTTTGTGCCTGTAAGGAGGTTAAGTAATGGATAATAGAGAAACTAAATGGACTCCTATAAAAGCATTAGGTAGAGCACAGAAGTATGTGGATGATTTAATGATTCCTTCTATAGGAAAAGAGACTACAAAAGAATATGCTTTAAATTATTCTAATCTTATGAATGAAGATAATCGTAAAATAGAAGAATATTTAACAGCTTATGGAGGATATAAAGCTTATCTAGAGATTCAATTATCGGATTGTTCTTCTAAAAAGACTGCATTAGAAGCAGCTTTTGACGAAGGATATGCAACAGCTATATATAAATTAGCTGAAGAACGAGAAGAAGATGGAAAGAAAAAGTTAACTCGTGAAGAAGTACGAGGAGCAGCTATGTCAAAGTACGAACAGTTAAGAGAACTAAAAAGAGAGATTATAGAACAAGAAGCTATATGTACTAGAGTATCTGGCTTGTTAAATGCCTATAAAGCAACTTATGATGCTGTTTCTAGGATTGTGACTTTGAGAACATTTGGAAGTGACAATGCTAAATAAGAATGTTTATATGGGATTAGATTGTTCTAGTAAAGCTATTCATAGTGTATGGATAGATGATACAGAGAAACTATTAACTCAACAGAAATGGGCTAGTAAAAAGAAAGATTTTGAGTCAAGATTTCTTGATTTTGGAGAAACTTTTTGGGATGATATGAGTAAAATAAGAGTATCACTTGGTAAAAATTCTATTGTTGAAGCAGCAGTAGAATCACCTATATACATTCAAAATCCTAAAGCTACCATAGCTATAGCATCGGTAGTTGGAATAGTAAGATTTATATGTTTTATTAATGGACTAGGGTGTACTTATATAGATAATACTAAGTGGAAAAGGGATATTATAGGCAAAGGTAATGCCTCAAAAGATGAAATTAAAGAGTTTGCTATAGAAAAGTGGGGAGACGTATTCCCAGAACAAGATTTTGCTGATGCAGCATGTATAGCGTTATGGAACAAAAGGAGGTTCAGTAATGGTTAGTGGAGGACTACAAAAGGTCAATAAAAATATAAGAGTGTTTACAGATAGTAAAAAGGAG